CACTGTCTGAAAATCCCGGGGATGGCGGTTATATATAACTTAATAGAAGATTAAAACAAAGAAAGGAGGTAGTCGCAATGGTAGTGCTTGAATTCAGTGGGAGAAACAAAGATGCTAAGAAATGTGAGGTGGTAGCGTACGGAAAGAAGTGCACATTGAAACAGCTTCTAATTTTCCAAGCGGCAATGTATAGCTTGCATGATTCCACGAACTTTTACGTTTCTTACAAAGATATGTATTCCAACTACTCTTGCATGATTACACTTGAAAACGATCGCTACCTCGTGCGTTTTCTTTTACCAGAACACATCTCCACAACAGAGGCCAAAACAACGGTTTTCTGGTTCTCGGTAAGAAAAGTTTCTCCTATGGAAATGCTCCTCTTCATTCTGGAAAACGCATCAGACATACTCATTAAGACCTCCAAAGGAAGCTTCAAAATCTCCCCTCCAGACGGAGGGGATCTTGTTATTGAGTGATCTGGAGGAGGGGAGCGAGATGAGAGCTTTTGATTACCTTGCAAGATGCCCAAGCTTCCCTTTGATAGCCAAAAAGTTTTCCGACTTTGTGGAGTTTTCAAAAGGTGTAGAGGTCATTCCGTGGCAGGAAGAGTTTGCGATAGCGGACAGAAACCCGGAAGTGATAGACTTCCTTGAGTTCCTGAACGAGCTTTTGTGTATGAAGGCGATAACGCAAGAGGAATATGAGAGAGAAGTATCCAAACTTCCCGCCTACGCCAGCAAGACGGGCGGGGTAGCTTTTATAGAAGAGGGGGTGGTGTCATTCAGAGATGAAAACCCACCCGAGAACGTCATTATTCATGAAGTAGGGCATTGTTATTTTAGAGAGCCGGATCAGATCTGGAGTGCTTCATACGGAGGAGGAGAGAGCTTGTTTTGGTTGATCATTAGGGACGATTTACCGCTGAATGAACTTGCCATTTTTAAATGGCATAGCTGGTTAAGGAGGACTCTTGAGGGACGGGTGGAAGAGGTAGCAGAAGAAATTGTGAGAAAGCTTTCAAAACTGAACCTGCCCGTGTTCCCGCACATCTATACATATCAGTTGTGGGCGGGAACTATGGGCGTAGATGCGGAGAAAATACCACCACATCTATTCGTAGACTTGCAAAGTGGGGAATGGGCAAAAGTCAAGATTTCAAAAGCTGGGCTGTTGTCATTTTTCGCTAATCTCATAGTTGGAGCGGGCTTAGGAGACAGTGTATATCTCACATACTTGCAAGCTATCTTTAATTATGATGGAAATCATAATCAAACCACTTGACAAAGTCTAAAACTCAGTCTATAATTAAAACTATGAATAAAAACCTGATAGGAGGTGAAGCAATGAGGAAGCAGCATCTAACCCAAACCCTCGCTGGGAGGGTATCCCAGCAAGAAAACCAATCAGGAGGTGCCGCCATGAAAGACTTAGCCATGAAAGACTTAAGAGTAGTCTGGAGCACAATTGATGCAGCTAATAAGATCCACACCTTTCTCATTATTGAGTTTACGGACGAAGAGGACTACGAAGAGTTTTGGAGCATCCCGTTTGGGGTGGGAAAGAGTGTTTTCTTGTCTGAGAAACTGGAAGGGAAAAGGGTTTTTGTTCCTAATGCAGTGGGTGGTCGTGAGATTGAGTTTTCTCCGTATCTCGATGAATACGGGAGAAAGAATTTGTTCTGGTATAACAACGTGTATGAAAGCTACAGGGAGGCTTTGGAGAGACTTACGGAAGAATGGGCAGAGAGACTTAGCGATTACTATAGAGAAGGTGAGGAAGAAGCCCTGTGGGAAGAAGCTGAAGAGATGGCTAAAGAAGAACTAAATAACTTACCTGTCGTGAGAATATAACAAAGGAGGTATCAGCCATGAAAGAACAAGCCCAAACCCAGCTGGGGGCGAAGCCCAGCAACAAGCCTATTGAAGGAGGTGGAGCTATGCACTATCTACCTGATGATAGGGGGATTTGGTGGTGCAGCCGTTTAGGGGATGTAAGTCTGTGTATATATGACTACGATGAAGCGTATGAGCAAGGGGTGACTCATTTGGTTGAGCTCACTCCATTCGTTCGGATTCATGAGAAGTGTGATTGCTTAGAGAGGTTCAATGATGTCCGCCATAATGATGGCGGATGGTATCATTCTATCATTTGCCTGTATCAAATCACCCCACACATTTATATAGCAACTCATGAGGATACCCGTGAGGCTTTTGGTGCATACGAGCTGAGGTATGTAGTGGTATATGTAGGTGAAGAGGCGGTGGGTAAGATTACGCTAAAGGAGGGAGAATGGGCGGAGCTTTTAAAGGAAGAAGAGGCAGAACGTTTGCTAAGGTGCTATCAGGAGGACGATAACTACAGCGTCTATTATGAAGAGTGATCACGCTCCCACCCCACCTCCGCTGGGCGGGTGGCGGTGGGCTTTATTTAAGCCCAGTAAAAAAAAACTTAAGGAGGTAAAGCCATGTGGAGAGGGCAGTTTAAACTTGTTGCTTGTAAGTGGACTTTTAAGAGGTTAAGCACCAATTTTAAGCACTGGGTAAATGAGGAATATGAGGGAGGGGAAACCACCACAATTTACGCCCCCTCCCACAGGATAGAGAGGTTAATGGATGAGATAGAAAGCGTGAACCCTGACCTCCTGAGACTGATAAAAGAGGTCTATATCTGTTATTGGGTAGGGAATGAATTCAGGGGAAGCGGTCCTGAGCGGGGTTTTATCAAAGGAGATAAGGAGTTTCTATCAAAACTAATTAAGGAAGCTTACTTTGAGTGGATAGACCGAGGCTGGGGCGATTGGACAGGGACACTGAAATATGATAAGGAATTCCTTGAGTCTTTGAGGGTAAAGGAGGCAAAGACATGAAAAAGAAACGTGTCCCGCTTTCTCAGTTAATAGAGATTGAAAAATCCCTCTCCACCCTCCCCCACCCCTTGCGGGTGGAAAGGGAGGGCAAGGGGCCCGTAAAGGTGGTGGATGGGGAGGGGAACTTTATTCAGATAATTTCTTACAATCAGTTGCCCACGCTTCTATATTTCATTCGCAAGAACTGCCCGCATGCGGAGTAAGCCCGTGCGGGCTTTATCAAAATCTGCAAATTTGCAGTTTATGATAGCCCTAACTCCCGCTTTTTCTTCTTTTTCTCCTTCTTGTGAAATCTTTGCTTGAGAACCCAGCTTAGCCGGTCTTAAATCTTAAATTAGAATACGGCATGAAGCTTTATACTGTTGACGAAGTAGCACAGATCTTACGCCTCAGCAAACGCACGATCTACACTTATATTGAATTTGGCTACCTTCGTGCCGTTCAAGTGGGAGAAAAGAAAGCTTTGCGGATTCCCGAAGATGCCCTGCAGGAGTTTTTAGAACTCAACCAGACGGTATTTAAAATTGCGCCTCTCTCACGGCACACTAAGAAAAAATCTTTGTGAAATCTTTGCTTGAACTTCCTCTTTTCTTATGACATCTTATAACGCAATGATTGTGCTTGACGAGCTCCTGGGCCTTGCAGGCTTTACAGAAGAGGATTGTTGCGTAGAATTTGACGTGATAGCTTTGTCTTCAACATGCATTGATCGGTCTTACGGCAAGCTCTGTTTCACTAAAGAGGTGCTTGAGGCAAAGGTTCATACTCTCGTGGGGAAGCCCGTCCTATTGGACCATAAGTGGGAAGTTGAAAACATGGTCGGAGTTGTGGTGAAAGCGTGGTATGAGGACGGAAAGGTCTATGCACGGCTACGCATTACAAAACAGGGAAACGAAAAGCTTATCGCCCTTCTTCAGATGTCCCCGAGCCCAGTAAAAAGCGTATCTGCTGGGCTTATCGTCAGGACTGAAAAGCTTGAAGACAAATACATAGTGCAGGACTTGGAGTTCAAAGAGATAAGCTTTGTTTTTGAAGGTGCAGATAAAAACGCAAGAGTGCTAAACTCCAATTGTGAATGCCAAAAAGAAGCCCTCGGTGTTTCCAACTGGTGGGATGACCCGGAGCTAAGGGAGAAAGCTCCCAAAGACTACTTCCTTGACCCAGAAAACAGACGCTATCCCTACCGCACATGGGAGGGAGAGATTTCCTGTGATAGATTGAAGGCGGCGATGAGTCTTGCGTCCTTGCACGGACATCATCGCATCTATGTCAAAGCCAAAACCTTGTATGAAAACCACTGCCATAAAGGAGGTGCAAAACATGCTTGAGCACTTTGAAGCCATGACAAAAGAGGAACTCATCTCAGCTATTGAAGCTTTGCAAACAAAGCTTTCTGCCCTTGAGAAAGAGAGCCTGGCCCTCAAGGAGCTTGCGGAGATAGGGCAAAAGTATATTGAGCATCTGAGGCGGGAAGCGGCAAGACTTGTCAAACTCGTAGACGGAGAAAAAAGCCCACTCCTGAAACTCATTGAGAAAGCTGATGTTGAAACTCTAAAGGAACTCGTTGATGAATACACCGAGAAAGCCAAAGAAATCTATAAGCCATCCAGCCAAAGAGCCCAGCTTGAGTTTGAGAAGCCTATTGAAGAGATGAGTTATGCCGAGCTTAAAAGACTTGCTGAAAAATTAACAAAGGAGGTGTAAGCTATGCCTATAACTGGAGCCGATTTGCCAGAACTGTTTCCGCAGTACTACGAACGTAAGCTTCTTGCCTATGTAAAAGAAAACCTCGTAGCAAACCAATACGGGCAAAAGTTTAGTCTTCCTCGCAACAGTGGGCGGACTGCAGTCTTTACTGCCTTTGAGCCTTTAGCCGTGAATACGACTCCTATCACCTTCCAGCCTACTCCAAGCACGGGAGCAAGCTTAGCTACGAGGCAAGTCTCCGTCACTGTGGAGGAATACGCAAACTACATTGATCTTGACGACTTCACTGACATCACAAGCTTTGTTCCTCTACTGGACAGGGCAGTGGACCTGCTCGCCTATAACGCACAGCAAACCCTTGACAGGATTGCAATGAATGAGTTGGTTTCCGGCACAAACGTGATCTACGCTGGAGATGCTACATCAAGGGATGCTTTGGATGGCACAAAGAAGCTAACCAAAGCTGAGATAAGAAAAGCGGTTATTCAGCTTGAGAGGGCAAACATCCCCAAATTCCCCGACGGTTCCTACGTTTGCATCCTTCACCCAGACAAACTCCTTGATCTCTTTACTGATAGCGAACTCATAACTCTTTCTATAACCCGTAAAGACCCCATTGCAACAGGCTATATTGGAGAGTTTTTTGGAGTGAAGTTTGTCTCCACTACTGCGGTCCCTATCGTGAGGAACTCTGTGGGCAAAGATGTCTACATGACTATCGTGCTTGGTGATAATGCCTACGGAGTAGTAGATATAGACGGAAACACACTGCAAACCGTATACACCAACATGGACAAACTCGGCAGAGTCAAGACGGTTGGCTGGAGGGCATTCTACGCTGTGAAGAGGCTTTACGAGCCCGCTATCGTGCGTGTTGAAAGCAACTAAGGAGGCTTGCGATGAAGGTGCTTGTGAAGGAGAAAACAAGGATTTGGGTAAACGGTGAAGAGTTCGTTTTTGATGCTGGAGTTCAGGATGTGGATGAGGATAAGGCAAGGATTCTGATTGAAGCGGGCTACGCTGAGAAGGTAGAGGAAACAGAAAAGCCTAAAAAGGGGAAGGTTGAGCAATGATAACTCCAAGCGAGGTTAAGGAGTTTTTGAACGATAGCACGTTGCCTGATGAAATTTTGCAAAATTGCATTGAACTGGCGGAGAGAAGGGCTAAGAAACTGCTTGGGGTGGATAACCTACCGAATACTCCAGAGATAAGAAAAGCCTTGATTCTGCTTGCGGCGAGCGAGCTTGCATCAAGTGTGAACCTTTACTGGAGGCGGGCAGAAGACCATCAGACTATGAATGTGAAAAGTTTGATAGCTGAAGCGGAGCGACTACTCAAGCTATCTCCGAAGGGAGGAGCCATAGTATGGATATAGAGGAACTCAAAAGATTTTTTGACGAGTTCCCGAGGAAGATCGCACAAGCCAGCGAGCTCGCCCTCACGAGGGCAGCTGAAAAGATTCAGACGGATCTTTCTACGATCTTCAAAACAGAAGGCAGATCCCACGGCGTTGATTGGAAAGACTTAAACCCTCGTTATCTTGCATACAAAGTCAAAAAAGGCTTTTCTGAAAAGAAACTCCACAGGACAACCACCCTCGCCCAAAGTTTTACCTACAAGGTTCAGGACTGGAAAGCAATAATCGGAACACCAGTTCCTTATGCGGTTTATCACGAAACAGGCACCAGACGTGGCATCCCTCCACGCCCATACATGCAACCTGCTGTGAAGAAGTTTCTGGAGGATAATCACTTTAAAAAGATATTTGAAAGAAGCCTGAAGGAGGTGCTATAGGATGTTGACTGAGCTTGATACTCAGATCGGAGATGCTTTGCAAGGGCTTGGGCTATCAGTTCTCTCTAAGGTGGATAAGCCCACGGAACTTTTCACAAAGCCTAAGATAACGCCTTGCGTTTGGTATATCATAGAGAAAGCGAAGTTTGAACCCGTTTCAAGCTTTGCCTTTTCTGTTGATTTTGAAGTCTCTGTCTTCCTCTTCTACAGAAGCTTAAGGGAAAAAGGACAAGGAGCTTACGAGCTTTTAGAGCGTATTCTAAGCGCCTTAAGCCTTAAGACACAGTTTAACCTCGTTCCACAAGGAATAGAACTTTACTACCACGAGAGTGGAGAGTTTGCATTTCTTCTAAGCTTCAAGGGTAACGGCAGGTTTGTTGTCCCTCAAGAAGAAGAACCACTTACCACCCGCATAACCGTATACGAGGGTGAAGAATTTGTCTCGGAGGTGTCCAAATGAGGTATAAGGTAAAGCTAACTTATCCTACCATTGTTGTTATTGAACAAGAAGAGTATCTTCTCTTCCCGGGGCAGGAAGTTGAACTTCCTGATTCCGCCGAGGTGGTCAAGACTTATGAAGGACTTGGCTACCTTGAGCCTTTATTAGTCAAACAAAAAACTAAGAAGGAGGTAAGCGATGCCAGCTAATTACCTTCACGGTGTAGAAACCATAGAAATAGTGAAGGGGCCGGTTCCGGTTAGGGAAGTAAAGTCAGCTGTTATCTTTCTGGTTGGGACTGCACCCGTGCATCTAACCAAGCCTGCTGGTGTATCTGAAAGCGACTGGTATGAGCAAACAGTTAATAACCCTCTCTTAGTCCTACGGAGAGAAGACGGCATAACCTACTTTGGCGATGCCACTCCGGGCTACACGATCCCTTATGCCCTTGATGCTATCTTTGATCACGGAGGTTCAACTGTTATCGTCGTTAATGTCTTTGACCCAAGAAGGCACAAAAACTCGGATAATCAACCCGACCCTTCAACCGTTACCCAAGCTGACATCACTGGCACGTATGATGCTACAACAGGGAAAAGAACAGGGCTAAAGATAATTGACGAGCTATACAGTAGGTTTGGCTTCACCGCAAAGCTAATACTCTGCCCTGTTTATGGTGAGTCGCCGGGTGTTAAGGCAGAGATGATAGCCCTCTGCGAGACCCACAGGGCTTTAGCTTTGATTGACGCCCCAGCCGGTCTAACTCCTCAGCAAGTAATCAACGCTCGTGGGGCAGGTGGTCAGCTTAACACTTCTGCTTACAGGGCAGTTATTTGCTATCCTCACCTCAAAGTTTACGATCCTGCAACCAACTCTGAACGCCTTGAACCTTTGAGCCAAAGGCTTGCGGGGGTTATTGCAAAAGTTGATCACGAGGAAGGGTATTGGTATTCTCCGTCAAACCACGAGATCCTCGGCATTATCGGAGTAGAACGTCCCATCACTTGTGCTATAAACGACCCGAACACTGAAGCTAACCTTTTAAACGAAAACGGCATCGTCACGGTCTTCAACAGTTTTGGGGCAGGCTACAGGGTTTGGGGCAACCGTTCTGCTGCGTGGCCATCCAAATCCGACCCAAAAAACTTCATCTCGGTTCGCAGAACCGCAGACATCATAGCAGAAAGCATAGAGTATGCAACTTTGCAATTTTTAGACAAGCCCATAACCGTGGCAACAGACGGCGTTTTAAGCATGGTAAACGCTTTTATCCGAACCCTTATCGGAAGAGGTGCCCTCGTAGACGGTAAATGCTACTTCCTGAAGGACAAAAACCCAGAGGTAAATCTCGCCAATGGACACCTTACCTTTACTTACGAGATAATGCCACCGACGCCGGCTGAACGCATAACCTTCGAACAGGTCATAAACATAGAACTACTCAAAAAATTAGTAGGAGGTTAAGCCATGCCTATTGAAGTAAGCAAGGTCTTCAACGCAAGGGTGTATATAGACGGCACGGACTTTATAGCTAAAGCCGAGGAAGTAGACCTTCCAAAGGTCAGGTTTAAGTTTGCAGATGCAAAGGCGCTTGGGTTATACGGAGAGATGGAGCTCCCAGCGGGACTTGATAAGCTTGAAGCAAGAATCAAGTTCAACAGTATCTACAGTGATTTTATTGCCCTTGCTTCAAACCCATTTGTTTTGAGAACCATCATTATCCGTGCTTCCAAGCAAGACTGGGACCAGAGAGGAGTAGCACGAGAGGTTCCCGTTAAGGCGGAGTTGCGAGGATTCTTCAAAGAGTTTGATAGTGGAAAATTCAAAGCCAGAGACGCCGCAGAAGCGGAAGCTACAATCTCCGTCCTGTATTACAAGCTTGAGGTTGATGGCAGGGATGTCGTTGAAGTAGATGTGATGAACAACATCTACAAAGTGGAAGGACAAGACATCCTGCAAAATTACAAGACTAACATCGGAGGTTGAAAATGGCTAAGGAGATCACGCTTCCAAGCGGAAGGGTCGCAAGAATTAAGGAAGGGAAGGGAAAAGATCTGTTTTGGGCTTTATCAAACTCAACTGGGCAAAACGACATTATCAAGCTTTTGATAGTAAGGCTTACGGAGATTGACGGAAAGCCTATCACTGAGGACGACCTTGAGGAGCTTCCTCTTGCTGATGTGATGGTTCTTATGAGAGAGTTTACGGAGATATACACCCCTTTATCGGTTCAGACACAATCTTAGCTATGGTTAAGCACGGCTTTTCTTATTCCGATCTTGCTGATATGCCATACACAGAGCTGAAATTCTGGGCTAAGAAGCTTTCTGAATACTACGAAGAGCAAACTAAGCTACTTGAAGATGAATAGACATGGACTTTTCTGTTGCGGTAGCCATTCAACTGATAGACAACTTCTCCAGACAGCTCGCTGGACTTAAGGAGGGAGTTTCGAACTTTAATAATGAGTTAAACAAGACGCAGAACAAACTCAGAACCTTTGGAGAAACCCTAAGACAAGCCTTTGACCCGAGGGTAATCTGGAGTGCGTCAGAGAAATTAGAAGATTTCACTTTGAAAGTCGCACAGGCTACAGCCTTACCTCTGGCTACCCTCTACAAAACTTTGGATGCATATAAAAGCTTAGAACTTGCACAAGCTGAAATGGAAGTAGCCCTTATGACTAAGGAGGGCTTGCCCACGGAGGCGATCAAGGAACTTAACAAACAAGTAGAAGAGCTTGGAACAAAACTTCCGGGAACGACAGCAGACTTCTATCGTGTTGTTTCTGCTTTGAAGGGTGCAGGTATGGAGCTGGATAAAATCACGAACGGCGGACTGAAGGCGGCATCTTACCTTTGGGTGCTATTCAAAGAAGAGGCTTCTCCGAAAGAAGTTGCTGAAATGGTGCAAAGTTTCTCTAATGCGTATAGGATAGCCGGGCAGGATTTTGAAGCTTTCGCCGACCAAATCCAGAGACTGAAGTTTGCAAGCGGTCTAACGCTAACACAAATCGCATATGCGACGAAGTATTTCTCCGCAGAACTCGGTCAGCTTGGTTTTACAGGGCTTCAAGCATCTAAATTCATGCTTGCTTGGATCGGAACTCTTAAGCAGTTTGGCGTGGCTGGGGAAACGGCTGGAACGGGCATACGCTCTGTCCTTCAGAGAATTCCTGAATTAAACGAACGTCTTGAAAAACTACGCAAGCAAGGGTTTGATATAAACATCAACCTAAAAGATTTCTACGACGAGAAGGGTGCTTTCAAGCTTGAAGAATTTTTGATGGTAATCAGAAGGGAGCTTTCCGCCATACAAGACCCGCTCCAAAGAATGCAAACCCTCAAGCAATTATTTGACATGGAAGGCATGCGAGCTATAGCACCACTACTTGCTGCAACAAAAGACGAGGCTTTGATGTATCTTGAAGAAATCAGAAAAAGCATTGAAGCAACCCACGACCCGAAGAAGATCGCTGAATTCCGGGAGCAATATGAGCAGCTGAAGAAGCAGATTGAAGCTGGAGGTTTTTCAGGGCTTGAAAAGATGACTAAAGAGCTTGACAACCAAGCAAGTCTTCAGCAAAGGCTTAATCGCTTGATGAACACATACGCAAACGTGCTTGAGGCGGCGGAAGGAACGCTTGTGAATTTGCTGTCCGTGATTGGTTCTCTGATTGCCCCGACCTTGATAGCTATGCTAAATCCTCTCAACGACCTCTTAGGAAAGCTTGCAGACTTCATACAAGAGAACAGAGCAGTAGCACGTGTTCTCACGCTTTCTGTTGGCGGGTTTGTTAGCTTTCTTGCAATCATGGGCACAGTCAGTTTAGCTGTTGCCTCTTTTATGAAACTTTTCAGTTTTGCATTTGCCCCTGTGAAGTGGTTAATGACTATATCGCTCATCAAAAATCTTGTCTTAGCGTTAAGGGCATTTAGTCTTGCCCTACTCACCTCCCCCATTGGCTGGATTGCTCTTGCTGTGGGTGCCCTGATCGGCGCTGGTTATCTTCTTTGGAAACACTGGGACACAGTTAGCAGATGGCTTGGTAAGGCTTGGAGCTGGCTTAAATCGTCTTGGCAGAAGGTCCTTGAGGTTCTCATAAACATCAACCCGTTCTTTGCCCTCTTCAATGCACTAAACAAGCTTGTTAAGTTCGTGTTTGGTATAGACCTCTTCACCGCTGGGAAAAAGATTGTGGAAAGTTTGTGGAAAGGCATAGAATCCCTCGCAATGAAGCCTGTTGAGGCTATGAAAAATATCGTTCAAAAGATAAGAAATCTCTTACCATTTAGCCCGGCTAAAGAAGGACCGCTTAAGGACATTCATAGAATAAAGCTTGTTGAGAGTATTGCTGCAGGACTGAACCCTGACCCTCTCTTTACTCGTATGAAAGACATCGTAATTAAGGTGTCTCAGTTTACCTCTCCTGTAGGGCTAAGACCGGCATTGGCGGGGGCTACGATTACCGTCAATATAGGTCCTATTCAAGTATCTGGAACGGAGGGAAGCAAGGTCGCCCAGGCCATTGCGAGCGACCTTGAGCGGGAAATCAGGAGAGTGCTTGCTAAGATTGAAAATGAACGCTACAGGAGAGGTTATTGAAGTCTGAGGTCTTTGTTTTCTTTTATCTTGATGAACTCGCAGTAGCTTCTAAGCCTGCTGAGAAGGGCTTCCGGAAGGGCTTTGGCAAGGTCTGTGAAGCTGTTTGAAGTGATGAAGAGGTATCTTTCTTGCAGTTCTGCAAAATAGAGGATTTCAGTAATTAATTCAAGTCTGGGCTGTGGGAGAGTGGCAATGAGGTCATCTATCATAAAGCAGTCGTATTCTCTGTATGAGTTGTAAAGCGTCTTCAGGTCTGGGAAGGCTACGCACGAGACATAGAGAGGGTTTGAGATTTCTCTGTATTGAAGGAGTTTGGCAATCTTCCATGTGCATGCAATACTTTTGCCTACTCCGGGCTTGCCGTCAAGGATGGCGCCCTTTTTCTTCAGTTCTCTAATCTTCTTTATGGCTTCAGTTTCTTTTACTCCGTTTAGTGCGATATTCAAATACTTTTCAGGGAAGCCGTTAGCAAGCATCGTGGTATATATTGCTTCCTTGCTAAGTGCCTTAGGCAACACGCTAACCGTCTTCCCTTCCTCTACCATGAAGAAATTTTCATACTCGTGAATGTGTGCATCCGGGAATACTGCTTTTACTTCTTCTATGCTTTTATACACCCTTTTCATCTTTCGCCCTCCCATTCAAGGTCTAAAAGCTTCCACACATACCCCTCGTCATCAAATATCCCTTTTAGTTGAACTGTCGCCCACACCATACCAAGCTCTTCGTTTAAGACCGTGAGTTTGTATATCTTGTCCTTATAGCTCACAGTCTCCACATCTATAAGCTCCGTTTTTCCTTCTACAAGTTCCTCCTCTGCAATTTTGCGGAGGATGTTTCTAACTGGCTCAGGTCTGGCTATAAGCTTTTTGTATAAGTCCTTCGTCATGGCGCCCCCTCCTACCAAGAGAAGTTGTCGTCTTCAGAGGAAAACGGCTTTTCTTCGTCGCCCCAGCCTTGGAGGTAGTAGTCTTTGCCTCTCTGGTTATCAGTGCTACTCCATTCCTTTCCGTTTGTTCTTTTTAGGTTCGGCAGGTTCTGGCGGAATTGCAATATACCGTTCCAATCCTTGCGGGACTGTCTGAATACTTCATAATCCTTTTTTAAGCTTTCTATGTCTTCCCCATTCCTTTCGTATATCTCTGCCAGTTCCTTTAGATGCTTCCCTACGATATGCTTGTAATCCACGAACCTTAGGGCTTCGGGTGGTCGGTTATCCCAAAGCTTCAAATACCAACCCATGAGGTGTTGCACCTTTTTGCCTTCCTCCTTGCCTTCTTCCTCTTCCCTTATCTCTGCCTCAAGTCTGGCTTTCAACTCCATAAGAACTTTGAACGCCTCCTTCATTTCTCTTCGCGTAAGCAACTCTAAAGCTTTGTCTATTTTCTTGAGTATCTGTTTCTCCGTCATGCTATAGCCCTCCTTTGCCTTTTCATTTTTTTGAACTTGCTTTTAATAGCCTCAGGCTTGCGTCCAAGCTTTCGGGCAAGTTCCTGCAAAATTGCAGACTTGCACCCGTGTTTAGAGAGGGTCTCCCGGATGAGTTCCTCCTCCCACGGCTCGTATCTCCGTCTTTCTTCCATTCCCTTTTCTCTACGCATCCTCTCTAAGAACCTCTTTCTGTATTCTCTTTCGCACTCATTACTGCAGTGCTGGTCGCTGTCTTGGACGGGGATAAAAGGCTCTCCACAAACTTGGCATTTTCGCATCACCTTTTCTACAGACTCACCCGGAAAGCCAAACACGGGCGGGTCCTCGTTTAAGACTTGAAGGATGCCCGCCTTTACCTGTGATGCTATTAGACTTCTGATTTTCTCTTTTGCATACTGTTTCAGATATTTTGGTGGATTTAGCTCTTTGAGAATTTGCCAAGGCATGAAAGCTCTAAGCCTGAGCATGATTTCCCAGAACTTCCCGTCAGTCATGCTTTACCTCCCTAAAGCCTTTGCTATCTTGTCCAGCGCGTCTGTGGATGGTTCTACTTTTTGGTTCTTTAGGGCTTGCAAGACTATTGCTGTGTCCAGTGTGGTCCAGCCTTTTTCTTTTGCAAAATTAAATATCTGCACTGGGTCTGCTTGTATGCGGTATTCTTTGATGAGAAAAGTGATTGTTTCCTGTGTTAAGGGTTGCAATTCTTTTTTTACGGCAAACCGCTTGAACAGGCTATGGTCATAGGATGCGAGCAATTTGGGAGTTGTTTGATCTCCAAGAAAGAGGTAGGAAAATGATAATTCCTCATCCTCGCTAAGGTCTTTTAACTCGTTGAGGATGTGCTGTTTTCTGAGCAGTCTTTGTGCTTCGTCAAAGATTAAGATTGGTCTAAGATTGTAGTATAGTAGATGGTGTTTAATCAGGTCTAAAGTGCTTTCGTAGGTATTCCTTGCCCCGCATCCTAATGAGAACCCCATTAACCTGTAAAGCCTGCCTCGTGTTATCTCCCCGTCGGGGGATTTCACATAAAATACATCTGATTCCTTCTTTGCGATTTTCTGGGCGGAGACGGTTTTCCCTGTCCCCCATTTGCCCCATATCAGGGCATGCAACGGCATGGTTTGCTCCGCCCTAAGGCGTCTTAGGGCTTGGATGGTTGTGGTTAGAACTTGCTCTGCGTGCGTCATTGCTCACCTCCTAAAAAGAGTTTTATTGGATCCAGCTCCTCCTCGGGTTGAGAAGTGGCTGGTTGTGAACTTGGTTCAGTAGCAGATAAGAGTTCTAAAAAGGTTGTTGTCGTTGTTGTGGGTTGTTGTTGTATTAGCTGTAGTTCTTGCTGTTCTATCTCAATGAGTTCTTCTCGCAACTTTCTCTTTCTCCTCTCTATCCTCTTTTCCTTGTTCTTTAGTTCCTTGATCTCAGTCGGGTCAAGGCTGGGGGCATCCGTGGATATTAGCTTTGCGAATCCCAGCGGTGTCTTTTCCTGCTCATCCCAGACTTCCAGATATGTAGCGTTCTCTATATCCCTGTAGCACACCACCGTGGGGGCTTTCCTATTCCTGCCGATCTCTCCAACTCTTCCCTCAAAGTCGTATATGAACTCATACTTTAAATTGTCTATTTGAATTGTATTGTTGCGAACAACTCTCACGAATCTTTCCCTAAACGCTTTTCTGATCTCGTCCTCCTCTACTTTCCTATACTCTACGGTCAGGTGTAAAGCTTCAGGAACTACTGGCGTTTGGAAGTGTTCAAATTTATGTTCCGATTTGTTATACGCTTCCAAAGCAGCGTCGAGGGCTTCTTCAAAGCTCTCATATATGGTGCTGTAGTATCTTAATAAATCCTTTAGATCTCGGAAAGCCCGCTCAATCAACTTACTGCTCGGGCTGTAGGGCTTTGTGCGTTTGATTTGGATGTTGAGGTATTCCAACCCTCTCGTGATGATCTGTGCCCTGAGGGTTAGCTCATTGTCTATAATTACCCTCTCGGGCAGTCCGTATTTTTTGAAAAGCCCAATAAAAAACTGTGATACATCTAATGCCGAAAATGCCTTATTGTAGTAGAAGGTATTTGTATCCTCCATCACCTCCACAGTCGTGTAGGAGAGAAAGAATCCGCTCCACCTTTCTCTGGCAGCCAATATAAAATACCTTTTTCCTTTCCAGCTATAACCAGTTGCATCAATTTCCCACTCTCCCCTCTCCCGCTTTTGTTTCGCTTTGGGTTTTCTATATTCTGCTAATTCGTCTTTATTCCTTCTGCTTAGCTCAAGCTTTCCCCAGCTTCCAAACCTTTGTTTTATAACTTCCTCTAATCTTCTCCTAAAAGTCCGCTCGCTTTTGATCCCTCTCGATTCCAATTGTTTCTTATAGCGGTCGTAGATTCGTGCGATAGAAATGGTTCTAGTTCTACCTTTCTCTTCTTTGCTGAATTTCAACAGCTCTAAAACCGTATCCCATATCTCGTCTTGAAGTAATTCTTCCCTGCTTTCCTCTTTCGTTTTGGGTTTTGCCAGCATCTCCTGCACCCATCTGTGAACGGTGCTTTTTGGTATGTTCAGATCTTCGGCAATCTGTCGTATGGAATAGCCTAACCCATACAGCCATAGAGCTTTTTTCTTTTCGTCCATCTCTGCCCTCCCTTCTGGCTACCAACCTCGGCCAGCCTTCTTGGAAT